CGCCATCTGCTGTGCCATAGCCTGATAGAACTGCTGTTTCGCCACTTCCGGATCAAGCACGTAATTCTGCGGGTCTCGTATGCCGCTTTCCTGAAGCAGCTTCGACGCCGCTTTCGCCCACTCGCCCGGAGTGACCGCGCCTATCTGCATCCCCGTCGGCGCTATCGCCGTGAGGTAGAATTGGAGGTTCTGAATGGTCTGCTTCTTCTTCCCGACTCCGGCCTCTGTGTTCACGTCGATGTCGAACTCGCCCTTGAGATCGTCGGGTGTGATCTGGAGCGGTGAGTTTTCCAGCCGTATCACCTGCGCCTGGTCGATGTACCTCTGGTTCAGCTCCACGAGGAACCGCATCATCTCGCCGACACCGGTCTCGGCAAACGCCCGCACGATGTAGTCTATGCGCTGTTCGCTAGCCTGCTGAAGCAGCGATATCCCCGTCGCGGTCTTGTTCAGGCTCTTGCCGTCCGTGCCTTGGTTGTACCGTGTCCGCCCCGTGTACTGCTCCATCGCGCCTTCCAAAAGCTCGATGAAGTTCATCGTCCACGGCGCTATCGACGGCTGCGGGAATGGGAGGATCGCCCGTCCCATGTCCTGTCCCCGGACTCTGACGTTCTGCTCGCCCTCGAAAAGATCGTTCAGGTTCACCACCGTCTCGTCCACGAAGAAGCGCGGGTTGTTGGCCATTACCGTGTTCGTGACTATCTGCCGCGTGAGAACTGTTTTTATGTCTTGGATCTCGCCAACTATCTCGGCGAAGCTCTTCCCTGCCAGCACCCGGAATGGGTCTCGAATGGGCGATAGCGTGAATATCGGCACACGTCCCCACGGATTCTCGTCTATCCGGAGTATCTCGTCGTCCACCACGGTGACGATAGCCTCATCGAGCATGCCGTCGCCGTCGATATCCAGTTTCACGTAGCACTCGTATAGCTCGAACTGCGCTCTCGCCGGGTCCTCCTCGCTGTCTCGCCGCCGGTCGGTCTCGTCGTTCAGCTCCGTCTCGAAAGCATTCCAGATCACCCTGTCCGGCTTGTTCCTGATAACGTTCTCCACGGCCTCGGGATCGTATATGCCGGCCACGGCCTGACGCCGCAGATGGTCTGCCGTAACGATCTTCCTCTGTGCCACAAAGTTGGCTTCGTCGAGGCTCCGCGCCTCCGGACTCCATCGAAGGTCCGTCACCCGCACCGGCTCAATGACCGGCCTGTTTTCTTTCAGCCGCCCGATACTGTACGATACGGCGAAGTTCCCAAAGAAATCCGGCCCCTGCACATCGCTCACCCTGCACCACGGGTCATTCAGGAGCTGCGCCAGCCCCATCTGGTCAAGCGTTTCTATCCTCTCGGTATCCCATTCCTCATCACGTTTCCAGTACACTTTCAGGGCTCCGAGCCCATACTGAAACGCATCGCTGAACCAGTCCCAAAGCCGGATGAAACCGTGATTCTGCGTCATAACCTGAAACTCTATCAGCGCCTTCATTATCTCGGCTCGTTGCACATCCTCTTCCTTGCGCCCGACTATCGCTATCGCGTCGCCGCCTCCGAAGAAGCTGTTCATCACGGCGGGTATCGCCCACTGCACCATGCTCCAGAAGTCGTAGCTGACGAACTCGCTCTGCTTGCTCGCCAGCTCGAACTTGCGCTTGTAATACTTCACATCCGCCTCGAACACCTGATGCCGGGTACGAAGAACGGGCTCGCACTTCTCCGTAAAGAAGTCGTTCGCCCGCTTGATGTCCGCTTTCACGGCTTTTTTTATTTTCGCTTTCGTCCTCGCTTCCGGCGCTTCCTCTTCCTCGCCGAAAATGCCGAAGTCGTCTAAACTCTCCATCTCCTGTGTAATCGTGACCATTCACCCCCTCTCGCCCCACCGGGCACTGACGCTATCTGCTCCATGTACGCCAGCGCATCTATCACGTCGTCGTGCGCTCCGTTCGGGTACGCAAGCAGCTCGCTCTCTAGCTTCTCCAGCCACAGCGCCCCGCGCCGGAACCATACCGAACCGACGGCAAATCTCGGCTGCATAGCGTCAATCCGCAGCTCCTTTTTCTTCTCCGCTTTCAGCTCCGTGATCCGGAAGAACAGGTTTCGCTTCGGCATCTCCTTCTCCAGAAAGTGTTTCAACGCCGCCTGATACGCCACAGTCTCAATGCCCACAGCCAGCGGACGCCACTTCTCGTATGCGGAGAAGATCGCGTCCATCGTCGTGGTCGGATCATACCTGCCGTATTCGACATCCAGCACAAACCAGTGATTTTCGCTGTTCACCCCCACCGTGACGATGGCGGAGTAGTCCGCGTTCTTCTTCTGCGATATCGCAAGGTCCACGGTGGTATAAATGCTCATGCCGCTTGTATCTATGGTGTCGTAATACTTGAAGTATTCCCGCTTGAACTTCTGCGACTCCGGGCTTATTGCTCTGCACATCTTCTCGCGGAACCAGATATCGGTCTTTCCCTGCCGCGCGAACACGTCGCGCTCTTCCTGTATCTTGTCCGTAGGCCATTTGTCCGGCCACGCGGAATGTCCGGCTTCGTCCAGAATGGGTATCCGCCGTGCCGTGAAACCGAAGTCGTCAGCCGCCGCGATAACTCGCTCGATAATGCACCGTTCGCCGAGGTTGTTCCCGATGAGGAATATTCTCGTATCTCTGCCCAGAAACAGCACATCGGACAGGAACCAGTCCCAGTCCGTGTCCGTGACCGTCTCGCTCCGTGCGTCCTCTGCGTCCTGCGGGTCGTCGATGATGACCAAATCCGGTCTCTTCGCTCTCCAACTCAGGCCGCGCACGGCAGCGCCTTTTCCGTAAGCCTCTATGCGGACTGTTTCGCCTGTCCGGTACGTGACCTCCAGCGCCAGACCGGAATCCTCCCGGACCTTCGCAACGAGGCCGTTCATGTCGGTATTCGTCTGGAACTCCCGGCTCACCTCGGACAGCTTTTTCGACGCGGTCCTCTGTGTCGCGCAGATGACCACGAGATATGTTCTCCCCGGCTGTGGAAACGTCAGCGCATGGAGCAGGTTCGCCCGGATGACGATCTGCGTCTTCGCGCTTTCCCTGAACGCCTCCACCGCGAAATGCCCTTTCCCCCGAAGGAGTATGTCGCTCCATTCCTCGTGGAACGGCGCTGGCTTCACGTCGTCGGGAGCCGGCATGAACGCCTCCCGAAACGAGACGAGGCTGTTCATCGCGGCCTCTTCCTGATCAGCGATCTCCGCCACCGCCAGCATGACGTTTTTCTCTCTCTCGGTCCAGCAGGAACGTTCGTATCTCCGCTCTGGTGTTCACTTGGAGCTCCATCTCCCCGCTGTGCTCCACGCGATCCAGAAAATCTCCCTCAGACTGCCCCAAGAGCTTCGACGCCGTCAACCTGTCCTTCATGTCCTCGTTCGGGTCGTTCATCACTCGCGTCCAGAACTGCTGCCGTTTTTCACGCGTAGCGATATGAGGATTGTTCCGTTCGTTTTCGCGCTCTCGAATGGCTTGCGCGATTTCAACATTTTTCAACAGCCGTTGGCCTTGTGAATAGGCTGTTTTGGGACTGTACCCAGCTTTTATCGCGGCTTCCGTGGCGTTGTCGGTGTACGCTTCCACGAAGGCCCGCTGTCTCGCCGTCATTTCCACGGTCGCCTCCTTCCGGCCATAAAAAAAGAGACGGCCCCGCAAGACACGTCTCCCCAAGTATTTGTATTTTTCGCCTATAAAAAAAGGACGGCCCTTCGGTCGCCCTTATATTTCTACACAATAATTCGATGTTAAGCATTATACCAAGAAAACCGCCCTTTTTGTAACACGGTAAAATTACTGATTTTTTAGGCTGTCTCCCCCAAGGCTCTGATTTATCAGCATTGCCAACCTTTTCCGTTTTCTCCAGACGGTCATCCTGTTCCGCATCGGCCACACCTTCCGCCACGGTACACCACGAAAATAATGCAGCCTCAGCAAGTCGCGCAGATCGTCCGGCAAGCCGCGCATGAGCCTGTCCACCGGGGCAGTGTCCAGTTCCAGCGCCGCCACCTGAGCCCTCATGCGTTCTATACGGGCATACCAGCTCTCAACGGGGCTGCCGTTTCTTCGCGCTGCGGCGTTCGCGTCCAGCCGCGAGGTGTGCGCCGAGCTTATAGTGTCTATCAGCCCTTGGAGGCGCCCTATCTCCGCGCGTTTCTCCGGGTATTCGAACAACAGTTTCTCAGCGGGATTCATAGCGCCGCCACCTCCACGCATGTTTTTGTCTCCTCGCCCCGTACCCGCTCTGCGCTGAGCCGCTTTATCTGGCAGTCGTCCTTGATGATCTTTGCCATCGTGAGGGTGTCCAGCAGCGCCTTGAGCCGGTTGTCGATGTCCCAGCGCCGCCGGTCCTTCGTGATGAACACCAGCTTCACCGCCACGTCGTCCGTGATAGTTTCGTGCCGCCATATCGCGGCCAGAGTCGCCGCCGTTCTCTCCTGCCATC